GGCCCATAGCTCAGTTTCGACACCAGCAGATAGTCGCCCGTCAAGAGGGTTTTCTCCAAAGACGAGGAGGGGATGACGAAATTCTGGAAAAAGTAGAGATTGATGAAGTAGATGGCCACCAAAGCGAAGACAATGGCGTCGACCCACCCCATGAACACGCGTACCACGCTGCTGTTCGAGTCGCGCCACCAATACCAGTTGATGAAACGCGTGGTGTAGAAATCAATGATGAAAGGCACGAGCAACAAGCCCCACCACGATTCCACCCAATAGAGGAAGAGGAGATAGAGCGAGAGGACGATGCCGAGCGTGAGCCACCGGCGAGTGGTGATTTTAGGCTTCTTATCCATAAGATTTGATCGATATATTCGGGTTCTCGGGGCAAACCGCTGTCGATGAAAGCGCACGTTTTATGGTCGTTCGCTCCATTTTGGCGGTTTTCGGCTTCAAGCGGTTGCGTCGACACTCCGCTTCGGCCGGCCGATAAACGGGAGTTACTTAGAAATCGAAAAGGTCGTCGGTCGAAAGCAGACCGGTGTGCTTTGCGGTGTATTCGGCCGCGAGCACCGCCCCGAGGGCAAATCCGCGGCGCGAGTGGGCATCGTGGGTGATGGTGATGCTGTCGGCCTCCGAAGTGTAGGTCACCGAGTGGATGCCCGGCACCTCATCGCGGCGCACTGCGTCGATGCGCAACGTGTCGGGCGTGTTGGCGCGACTGCCCGTGACGGAGCCGTCGGCTTCGTGCACCTCGCCTTTCACCCACGCCGTTTTCCGATCCAATCGTTCCACGATTTGCTCGGCCAGCGTGATGGCGGTGCCCGAAGGCGCGTCGAGTTTGTGCACGTGGTGCGTCTCTTCCATCGAAACCTCGTAGTCGGGATAGGCATTCATAATCTGTGCCAAGTATTTGTTCACGGCCGAGAAGATGGCCACGCCGAGCGAGAAGTTCGAAGCCCAAAAGAGCGTGTGCCCTTCGGTGGTGCAGGCGCGGCGCACGTCGGCTTCGTGCTGTGCGAGCCAACCGGTCGATCCGCTCACGACCTTTACGCCCTGTGCCCAGGCTTGTCGGTAGTTGTCGTAGGCCGAGGTGGGAGTCGTAAATTCGATGGCCACCTCCGCCGAGCGGAAAGCGTCGGTGTCAAAGTCGGCGCGGTTGTCGACATCGATGATGGCCACGATCTCGTGTCCGCGCGATTTCGCGATGGATTCGATCATTTTGCCCATCTTGCCGTATCCGATGAGTGCTATTTTCATAAGAGAGGAGTTTACTGATGAGCAAATTTACACGTTTGTTGGCAGAAAGACAAACATTTAGGGGCTTTTCATCAGTCGCGTCCGCCCCGAAAAACAAAAGCACCGCACGTTTCGGAAAAAACGTGCGGTGTTTCTGAGAAAAGTCGGCAACTCTTCGCGAAAACCGGTGCACTTTGGTGCGTAAGCGGTGCAACGTGTCGGCACACCACCGATGAATCGGGCGATTCTCCGGCTTCTTTCGACAAAATGAGTGGTTTTATCGGGGAGGAATGGTCGTCGATCAATTCGCAGAAGAACGAAGGCAGCGTGCGCTGTCCCTCTTTTTTATTGAACATGCCCCCACAAAGTGGATAAATCGTCGCTTTGCGCCACTAAACGGTCGCCGTGGAAAAGAAAAAATAGATTCCCGTCGTAGAGTTGTTTCCAATTGGGCACGTGATTGACCACATCGGCAAAGAAATTTCGGCTGCAGAGTAATTTGTTGTAGTAGCGATAGTCCATACCGACGAGGGGATAGCGATCTACGCTGTTGACAATTTCGCCGTTGCAGGGATCTCTCAACACGACCCACGGTTGCACCTGATGTTCGGTGGCGTCTTTACAAAATTGGGCGTAGGAGATGCAGTGCTTATCTCCGCAGTAGGGCAGGCAGACGTACACCACTTGCCACTTACCCTGCGCGAGGGCTTGCCGAAACTGTTTGCCGTTGATCAAATAGAGTTGTCGCTGAGCCTGCATCTGCCCTTCATGTACGCCGGTTAGCCGTGTGTGCAGTTGTTCGGGGCGGAAAGTGCTGTCCTTTCCCGCAAAAACAATGCGCGACCGCTCAGCCGGCGTGAGTACATGCTCGTAAGTGTGTTTCGTGCACTGGAGGTGGATGCAAGAGGCGAGGAGAAACGGGGCGAAGAGGAGCGCGAATAGAGATTTCATGGGCGAAGATAAACTAAGATGTGAGGAAAAGTAGGGAGAAGGAGAGAGAATTGATGGCAAAAATAAACAAATTGAATCAAACTGTCGAAAGGACAGGATGAAAAACCACGTTTTCATCGGTAGAATAGAAAACAAACGTGCCCACATCGGCAGCTGTTGCGATGTGGGCACGATAAAATGAGCAGAGGAGGACTTCTTCTTGTGCTAACCTTGTGCGGTGGGATAAATCATCGCGGAGAAGTCATACGATGAGGCCGTTCGCTGGACGAAAATCAGAACCAGAGCGCGCCGCTCTCCTTGTCCACTTCGCCGAGAATGTGGGCGAACCAGTCGGTTGTGGCCAGTTCTTCGGAGATGCCGTAGGCGCGAGCGGTGGAAAGCACCAAGCGCTGTTCAGTCGGGCGGAGTTTCGCGTAGGGCACTGCGTCGAGGGTTTCCCAATCACCCGTTTCTTCGCGCGAGGCATAGACCACAAACGGCACGCGGAGCACCACTTCGCGGTGAGCCGTGGCCAACTGTCCGGCCGTGGGGGCGAAGAAAGGCGAAGGTTTGCCGCCGGGGAATTTCGAATCGCCGTCGAAGTGGAAGAGCGTCACGGTGAGGATGAACGATTTGCGCGGCTTCTTAAACTGGAAAAAGCCCTTCATGCCGATGGGGTTGAGCGGCTCGAAAATGTCGCCGAGGGCATTTTGTCCGATCACCTTCGAGCCGGTGAGTTTCGCCGCGGGAATCGTTTTGCCCGTTGCCTTGTCGGTGGTCGATTTCAGAATGCCGTCGGTGGGATTGGTGTCCATATAGACATAGTTGAGGAGCGAATCGGCGATTTGATCGTCGTTTTCGGCCTTGCCGTCGAAGGTGGGCTTCACGTCGGCCGGCACAAAAAAGTGCTGGTGCGTGCGGCTTTCGCCGTTGGCTGCGATGGTGGCGGTGATGTCTTGGCCTTTCGCATCGTAATACTTGATCCAAAGGCCGTAGGGATAGAGATATTGCTTGGAACTCAGCACGCGGAAGGCTTCGGCACTGCCTTTTTCGATTTCCCACGCGTCGCCTTTGCGCACAAAGGTGAGGTGCTGCACGGCTTTCTTGTAAGTGATGCCTTTCGCGTCGGCGTCTTGGTGGAACGCCACGCCGTGAAAGTGTCCGCCGGCGAGGATGAGTTCGGCGCGCACGGGCTCGGCTTCTTCGCCGCTGTGGGCTTCGGGAGCGGGCTTCGGAGTGGGTTTTTCGTTGTTTTCCTTGTCGCAAGCGCCGAAGGCGAAAGCGGTGGCGGCGAGCAGGAGCACGCCAAAGATTTTACGAATCATAGGGCTGAAAATTGAGATGAATGGATAGAGATAGCAAATGGGTGAGCGCGATGAAATCGGGATTTCGTGGCGCAAGGGTCGGTTTTATCGGCTTTTCACCGGGAAGCGCATCGCGATGTCCCACGCGTCTTCTTGCAACTGCCCGGGGGTGGGCGCATAGAAGGGCGAAAGGCGGTGATCGCGCTTGTTGAATTTCGAAATGCGGGCGTGCATCAGGCGAATGTAGATGTGCAGGTCGCGCGCCTCCTTGAATTGGAAAATACCCTTGAAGCCTATCGGGTTGACATCGCCCGTTAGTTTCGTGCCGGGGGTGGAAAGCTCGTCATACCAGGGCGTGGTGTCGGCATAGGTGTAGGTGTAGACACGATCGCTGCGCTGTTCGTCCGGCCGTGCCACGCTGTCGGGCGTGAAGACGGCATCGGGGATGAAAAAGTGCTGGTGAATCTTGTCTTGCCCGTTGTCGATGAATTGGCGGGTGATGTCTTCGCCGGCCAAATCGAAGTAGCGGATGCGCAACTCGTAGGCGTGTTGCACCCCTTCGGCGCGGCGCACGTTGAAACCCGCGGGCGTACCGGCCAAGGGTGCCCAACCCAATTCGGGTTGCAGGGCATAGGTGATGGTTTGTTCGCGTGTGTCGGCCGTTTCGCCCACATCGGGGGTGAAAATCGTGCCGTCCCACGCGCCGTGGCCGTCCTTACCGCACGTGCCGTGGCAGTTTTTGTCGCAGTCCCGGTTGCGGGGCAGCAGCGGGGCTTTGCTCCCGGGGCGCAGCGGGAACACGTACCAACCGGCGGCGGCCCAGTCTAGGGCCGACTGCAGCATGTCGGCCGCGGCGGCGGCGGGGGCGTCGTCGCTCAGGGCGCTGGTGAAATCACTCAGTCTCATAATTGTCTCCTATAAGCCGGTGGGCGGCCCGGGAGCCTAAGTCACCGAGCCGCCCACCAAGTCTAGCACACGGGCGCGTCAGAACGCGTCGTCGCCGTCGTAGTCACCAGCGGCGTCCCACGGGCTGTCCGTGTCTGCGGCCGGGGCCGAAACCGGTCCGTTGAACGACGGCTCCTGGGATACGCGGTCCTGAGGCTCGTCGAAGCCCGCCGGGACCTCCTCCACGAAAGTCACACGGTTGCCGACCTGGCCCGCGCGCTGGCCGCGCTGGATCGTCTCCTGGACCACGGTGATCATGGCGTACGACCCGATCATCTCCTCTGTGTCCGAGTCGACCGTGAAGCCGTGGGCGTGGAACCAGGACTTGAGGCGGCTGGCGGCGATCTCCTGGCGGGCACGCCACGCCTCAGCGGGCGGCTTGTTCGAGCTGGCGGGCCGGTAGTTCTCCGGGACCGGGCCGTCGTCCGGGAGGTTCAGCGCGAGCCACTGGGAGCCGGGCTGCTTGCGGCCGTCCAGAGCCTCCAGGTCCTGGTACGTGGCGTTCCAGTACGGGTTGCCGGACTGGCTCTGCTTGGCCTCCACGGCGGTCAGGCGGGCGACGTACTTGCCCGCGGGGATCGGACCGAAGGAGCGCTCCTGGGCGTTCTCGGTCATCTGGCGCAGAGCGGCGTTCAGGCGTGGCATGGTTCAGTTCTCCTTGTTGATCAGGTCGGCGATTGTGTCAAAGAACGGGTTGTCGATCGTGGTCGGGAGTTTACCAGATCGGTCCTTCACGTGGTAACGGCTCGTGCCCCCGGACACGGCGTGGAACGGCTTGTCGTCACTGGCGGCCCGGAAGTGAAGGACTTCGTCCATGTAGGCGCGCACGTCGCTGCTGACGGCGGGCGGAACCTCGGGCCCGTACACGGTCATGCCCGTGTCCGCGTCCACGGTGCGGCGCTCGAGCGCCGTGACGATCAGGTGGCAGTCCAGAGTCCGGAACTTGCGCAGCAGGTCTCGGAACATCTTCGAAGCCGTCCCGTAGTCGCCGCGGTCGGTGTCGAACTGGGCGACCTGGTCGATCTGGATCCCGCGGGCTCGGGCCTTCGTCACGCGGTCGTCGGCCGCGAAGTTCACGAGGGCGGCCACGAGCTCGGTGAGCGAGTCGATCACGACCGCGTACCACGACTCGGGGTCGGCGGCCAGGTCGGTCTTGACCTGGTGGAAAGCCGCGTCCAGAGTCTCGTAGTCCAGCGAGCCACCCATGGGCGGGCTGAGGACGACGACCTGGTCGGGGTCGACGCCGAGTCGCTCCAGGGCGTCGGCCTTCAATCCGCCCTCGGAGTCGATCACCAGGATCCGGCCGTTGCGGCTGGCGCGCAGGGCGGCGGTCGTCTTACCGGAGCCCTCCCGGCCCCAAAACAGGGCGCGCACGTACTCGGTGCGTCCCTTCAACGGTTTGAACAGGCCCGCCACGGGGCGGGGCGACGGCGCCGGGGTCGGGGCCGCCGGCTGCGCTGGGGCGCTGGTTCTCTGAATCTTCGCCACGGTTGTTTCCTCTCTCAGTTAGTGACGTGTGAAGTCTTGGACGAACCCGAACCGCTGGACCGCGTCGACTATGTCGCCGCTGGTCCGGGCCGCGACGTGCGCCTCCTTGAAGTCGCACTTCCACGAACAGGTCCGCGGGTCTGGGCTCGAGTAGATCGGTCGGGTCTTGGACTTGGGCGGGTACGCGTTGTACGCCGCGCAATAGGCGTCGTAGGCGAGGTTCTCCAACTCGGCCGCGGTCCGGTTCATGAAAGTCCGGTGGAACCGCTGGTCCAGGCTCTGGGGCTTGCCCCGCCCGCCGGGCTTGTCTCCGACGTTCTGCTTGGTCTTCGCTGCGTTATGGATCGTCCCCATGATCGGGCGACCGCCCAGGTCGATCCGACCGGAGCCCGCCAGCCGGTTGATCGCCCACTGGTAGAGCCCGAACTGGTCGTCGATCTCGAGCGCCATCTGCGTGGGCAGCGCCGCGCCGGACTTGTGATCCACGATCCACACGCAGTTGGTCTGTATGTCCAGCACGATCAGGTCGACGCGGAGCTTGAGCCGGTAGCGGCTGTCGCGTCCGAAGGCGTCCGGTAGCGGAACCTCGAACTTCTCCTCCACGTAGAGCGGCAGCCACTGGGCGTCCATGTCGTACGCCTCCACGTAGCCGTCGTAGATCCAGGCGATCAGTTCCTGGTCCTCGGTGCGGTGGCCCGAGCCGTCGGACAGGAGCGGGTCGATCAGGGGCCGGATCACGACGTCCAGCCCCTCCTGGTAGACGCGCTCACGGGTCCGGTGGTCGGCCAGCGCCCGGTAGTGGGTCTCCATGACTGCGTGCCACAGGGAGCCCCGGGCGAGGGCCCCGCCCGGCTGGGCCGGGCGGGTCCATCGCTGTACGTACGCGAGCTGGTGCTTGAGCGGGCACTGCCTGTAGGCGTCCAGCTCGCTGTAGGAGACGACCACCTGATCAGTCATCGCTGTCCTCTTCCAGGACCGCGTACCGGGTGATCCGGTCGGAGTCGTAGTTGTTGTAGAAGGCGTCGGTCGCTCCCACGGGCGCGGTCCCCTGGACGATCCGGTACTTGGGGAAGCACTCCCGCTTGCTGAACGCGTTCTCGTGCCAGTCGACCCGCTCGGCGACCACCGGGGCGGTGATCCGCTCGTTGTCGATCGTCCCGGCCAGGACCTGGATCCGCTTCGCGGTCGGCCACTCACCGGCGTCCTCACGGACCGGGCAGGGGACCCAGTCGATGATCTGGTCGACGTCCTCGGGCTGGTCGTTCCACAACTCGCCCACGCAGTCTCCGTCCAGGTCGCGCATCTCGTACCGCGGGTACGTCGCGTGGCGCTCACCGCTCGGGTGATCGATCCGAGTCCCGATCAGGTCCTGGACGTCGGAGCCGTCCATCCGGGCGCTGCGCACGTAGATCCGCTCCTCAGCGGGCCAGGCGGGGCGGGCCGCGGGAGCGACTGGCTTGGTTCCCTCCTCGAGCACGACATAGGAACCGACGGCACTACCGCCCTCCCAGAACGTGCCGACCGTGTCGCCGTTCAGGTTCTGTGCCTCCCACCGGACCTCGTTGTCGGGTCCGGTCTTGCGGTCGGCGATCGTGTACTGGACCTGGGCGTCGTCCAGGAGCCCGTCGATCACGACGATTCGCGGGTAGTCCAGAGTCGGCCACTCCCCGGGGTCGCCGGGGACGGCGGGGCGCCAACTGCCGATCTGGTCGTAGCCGCGCACGAACGTGCCGTCGGAGCACCGGTAGGTGGGGTGGTCGTGGGCGGTCCCCGAGCGGCAGCAGCGGATCGGCTCGTCGACGGCCTGGCCGTTGAGCTCGCCGTCCAGGACCCAGATGTCGCCGTCGTGGTCGGGCCAGCCGGTGTGGAAGTCCTCAGCGTGGCTATCCGTGTCGATCCCGAGGCGCTCATCCAACTGGGCGTCGTACGCCTCCTGCGTGCGGATCCACCGAGCGACCTGGTCGTCCTCCACGAGTCGGAGCTCGGTCCACTCGTCGATCTCGGCGAAACTGCCGGGCTCGGTGGAGTAAGACAGGCACGTGCCCAGCTCGAAGTAGTCCGGGTAGCCGGATCGCAGGTCCACCCCGGCGGCGAGGATTTTCCCGGCCATGGTCTCGCCCGCGTGGAACCCGTGGGTCTGGATTCCGCGGTCGACGCGGATCACGGGCGCGTTGGGACGGGGCGGCTGGTAGCCTATGAGTTCGAGGACCTCCGCGTCGACCGGGATCGTCCGGTAGCGGGCACGCACGGGGCGGCCGTTGGGCGTGAGAGTCCAGGCGCTGGGGTCGAGGTCCCCGAGGCGCTTGGGGCGTACGTGGAACTGGTTGTCGGTCATGGTTTGTGTCTCCTCAGTTGATTGTGTAGACCAGGTTGTCCGGGTTGTCCTTATTGCGACCGATCGGCAGGGCGCACGGCACGGGCTCGTAACTGTAGACGCAGTCCCGGTCAGCCCCGACCTCGGGGCTGATCGTCCCACGGTCCAGCAGCGTGTACAGGTGGCGCGTGTGGTCGCTGGTGGCGACGCTGCGGATCGCCATGACGCTCTGGACGGGCTTGCGGTCGTGCAATCCCTCGTGGATCCAGATCAGTTCCTCAGTGGGCCACAGGTCCAGCGGGTCGACCACCTTGGAGTAGTGCCAGGAGGACTCGTTCCTCATGCCGAGCCGCTCCGGGTGATTGCGCCACAGGACGGGCTTGCCGTCGTGGCCGATGACGACGTCGTCGTCCTCGAGCTCGGCGACCGAGGTCGGTCGGATTCGGTAGGTTCTCACGGTTTGTGTCTCCTTTCCGTGTTGTCGTAGTTCAAGTTTATCACGCGAAGCGGAGTCCGTTAAACCCTCCGGCGGGTGTGACGCTCGGCACGCTTCACGCGGCTGGCGAGCGGCTCCGGCAGGACCACGTCGGCTGACGTGCCGAACACGTGCCGACCGTCCCGTCGCCACGACACGTTCGTCACGAAAGCACCCACCGTGATCCACTCGAGCGAGACCGCCTCGCCGCCCACCAGCCGCGCCTCATGGCCCGAGGCGTTTATAAGCGTCGCCAATCAGATCAGTCCCTCGCGGATCAGGAAGTACAGACCGTGGCGCTCCGCGTCCCGGGCGTGCTCCGAGCCATCCCGCGTGTGGTACGCCCAGCCGCGAGCGCGGGCGAGCCCCTTCGCCGGGTTCAAGACCTTGTTCGGCTGCAGCACCAACGGAGTCGACGATAGCCAACAAAACAACTCCAGCGCACCCAGTTGGCGCACCACGCCCAGCGTGGACCCGGCTAGCGCCGTGGCCCGGGCCGGTTCCAGCCGGAACTCCTCCGCCACGATCCGCACCGGACGGGCGCCCCCGGTCAGGGCCGCGATAATCATGGCGCTCACCCACTCGGTGAACTCCTGCGGCCGCAGCTCACGCGACTCCACGACCTCCACGCCGTCCCACGTACAGACTCCCGTGTGGACCGAGCCCGGGTCCACGCTGTACCAAATCGACTCGCTCATACCAGCTCCCTAAGAATCTCCGCGTCCAGCATGTGGCCCGCGTGTTCGATCTTGCTCGCAAGCCGCGAGCGCTTACGCAGGTCCAGACTCCGTGGAGTCACGTAGTCCAGGACCGTGACCGGCCGGGTCTGGCCCATGCGGTGCACGCGTCGCATCGCCTGTTCGTTCACCGCCGGGCGGTGGCTCTTCTCCACGAAGATCAGCGTGTCCGCCCGCGTCAGAGTCAGGCCCTCCGCCATGACCGACAGCGAGCCCACGAGCACGTCTACGCGCCCGTCCAGGAAGTCCCGGACCGCCTGGCCGTTCTCCTCCGCCGAGTTGCCCCCGTGCACCGCCCGGGCGGGGCGACCCAGTGACTGCGCCAAGTCGGCGCACGCCTGGACCACCTGCCGGTGGTGGGCGAAGACCACGACCGGCCGGGTACGGGACTGCAGGTCGTAGGCGAGCTGGTCGAACTTCCCGCCCGCGGGTGGCCCGTCCGGGTTCAACAGCCACGGGCTGACCGTGACCAGGTCCAGCAGGTCTGTGCGTGACCCGGGCGTCCAGGCCACGACCTGGGAGTCACCGACCTGCGTCAGCCACTCGGCGCGCAGGTCCCGGTAGGCCCGGCGACCCGCCGCGTCCATCGGGGTCTCCACGACCGTCTCCGTCAGCGGCGGCAGATCGGTAAGGACCTCAGACCGCTCGCGCCTCAGGAACTTCCCGTCCAGGTTCTCCCGGATGAACTCGGCGTAGTGCTCGCACGTGCCCGTCCGGTTCACCAGGTCGCACGCCGGGGTACAGGCCCGCAGGCCCGTCAGGTTGTAGCGCTGGAACCGGGTCGGCTCGTTACGGAACCACGACAAGGCCCAGCGCCAGTAGGAGCCGTAGCGCCTACCTGGGGCGGCCTGGTCCGGGTGGAGTAGGCGCAGCAGCGTGAACAGCTCGTAGCCCCAGTTGGGGACCGGCGTGCCGGTCATGGCGAGCACGCAGTCCGCCCGCTGGGTGATCTGTTCGGTGGCCCCGGTCCACGAGGTCTTGCGGCCCTTTATGTAGTGGGCCTCGTCGATTATGACCGCGTCCCACGGCTGATCGAACTCGGGCCGGGGGCGAGCGATCGGGCGGGTACCGCCGCGCTCGGTCCGCTCCCGGGCGTTCAGCCGGCTGTAGGGGGCGAAGGTGAAGACCTCGGGCCGGTCCGCCCACTTGGCCACCTCCGCCTGCCAGGTCCCGGAGTTCAGGATCAGAGCGGGCGCGATCACCAGGACCCGGTCCCTACCGCCGTACGCCTCTATCGCGGTCCGGGTCTTACCCAGTCCCGGCTCGTCCCCCAGCAGCCCGCGGTTTACGTGCTGCAGCCAGTCGACCGCGAACCGCTGGTGCGGAAGCATGGGCGGGCGGCTCATGAGACCAGCCTGTTCACTCGGTACCAGGAGGCGATCAGCCGGGCCCGCCCGGCCAGGTCGCTGTGGTCGCTGTCGTCCACGTGGGTCAGGGCGTTCACGTGAGTGTCCGGGAGCCAGGCGGCGTCGTGCCAGTAGATCGGCCCGTCCTGGGAGCGCAGGACCGTGCCCTGAGCCAGCGGCGAGTCCTCGTGGGCGGCGATCACCTCGTAGTCCCCGTCACGCAGGCGCAGGGCGAGCACGGCGGGCTCGAGGTTCCGCTCGTGCGCACGGAACACGATGATGAGGCGGGCGGTCGGCCAGTTGACGCGCGTGTCCACGCACCAGAACTCCTGGTTCCCGTCCCAGTCGGCCCGAGCGGCGTAGCCGTCGAAGGTCGTGATCTCGGCGCGTACCCGCTCGGTCCCGTCGCTGCTGAACTGGCGCTCCACGCTGAGGATCTGGTCGATCTGCCCGCTGGTGATCGCGTAGTCACCGGGCAGCAGCTCGCGGGCTTTCTTCCGGGTCATCTGCGGCCGGTTGGTCGTGTGGCTCATCGCGTGCTCCCGGCGATCTCGGCGATCCGCTGGGCAACCACGGCCAACTGCTTCATACGGGTGCTGGCGGTCTGGATCGCGTCCTCGAACGCCTTGCTGTAGTGGTTCAGGAGCCACCACAGGGGGCTGCGGTGGGCGATGATCTCGGCCCACGCGTTGACGGCGTCCTGCAGCCGGTCCATGGTCCAGGCGGTCCCGTACGGACTGGTCGGCATGTTGACCGGGTCGAGCATGTCCTCGGGCCAGCGGTCGCCTGCGTGGAGCGTGTCGAACCCGATCCAGCCGTCTCGGTTGTTGTAGGTCAGTTCGCTGGCGCCACCCACGAGGCGGGCGGCCTCGGGCCAGTCGTCCTCGTTGTCCCACATGATCTGGTTGATCGTGTCGTAGTCGCGCCCGTGCCAGTCGCAGCCCTGTGGGACTCGCACGTACCCGTTGTAGGCGGTTCCGCCGTTCGGGTTGCAGCCGGCTGGCGCGATCGCGCACTGCAGCCCGGCGTGCTCCCAGGTCTTTGTGGCTTTGTCGGTGGGGAAGCCCATGGCTTGTCTCCTTCGTGTGTTGGTGCCCCGGCCGGTGGTCCCGGCCGGGGCGGTTGGTTGATCAGGCGAGGTGGAACTGGAAGAACTGGTCGAGCTCGGCGACCTGCAGGCTGACGGTCTTACCGGCGGGGGTGACGACCTCCAGGCCGTCGGCCTCCATGTAGAAGGCCCAACCGGCGACCTCGTAGCCGTCCTCGGTGTCGGTGATCTCGGCGTCGAACCAGTTGGTGAGGGTCTCGAGGAGGGCGGCGGTGGCGTTCATTTTGTGTCTCCTTGTTTTCGCTGGGGGCTTTCTTTCTCCCCCCTTGATAAAACAATTTTATCACGCGAACAAATTCCCACACAATCTAGACGCCGTGTGAAGCGAGTCACACGCTCTGGTTGCTGAACCAGAGCCAGTAGACCACACCCGCGAACCCGAGAGCCAGGGTGAACGGCTTGGGCGAGCCCGAGGCGGCCCAGGCGCCCAGCGACAGGCCCAGGAGCGCGATGATCGTGATCGCGACGAACACAAAAGCCACGACGGCCGCGTAGCCGTGCCGGGCGATAAAGAACACGATCCGGTCGTCCTGTCTCGGTTCACGCGACACGGCCGGTCTCTCCCCTCAGCTCGCCATAGGCGCCGATGATCGCGGCGATCTGGCCCGTGTACTCCACGCGGTACTGCTGCAGGAATCGCGGGGCCTCGCTGACCGCGTCCCACACGTCCACGGTCCAGCCCTTGTAGCCCGTGACCTCGCCGTACTCGTACCAGATCACGACCCGGGCGGTCCCGTCGTCGACCGTGAACCGGGAGTCCATGTAGTCCAGCTCTACCTCAGCGTCCCCGGCGTAGTTCCGCACGAGCCAGTTCGACAGGATCCGGCCCGCCAGCGGCGTGCGCAGGACCCGTCCGGTCTTGTTCTGGGTCATCGTGATCGCAGTCATCGTTCGTGTCTCCATTTCTGTGTTGTGCCGGGGGCGGCGGTTTCCTCCCCCGGCGATTGGTTGCTGTTGTGGGGTCAGGACCCGGCGTACTGGACCAGGAAGTCCTCGAGCTCGTTCCGGGTGACTACCGTCTTGTAACTGCGGTGGTCACCGACCCGCAGGTGGTCGCCCTCGAACTCGAAGATCCAGACCGCGTTCGTGGCCTCGTCGTCCACGAAGTAGTAGCCGCGCAGGGACTTGATCGGGTTGACGCCGAACCAGGTGGTGAGCGTCTCCACGAGCTCGTTCTCGGTGATCAGGTTCTGGGCGGTGGCCGTGTTGCTCATCTCGTGTCTCCTGTTTGTCGGTGGGGTTTCTTCCCTCCCCCTTATAAAACAATTTTATCACGCCGCTAGATTTACACGCAATCTAGCGGCGTGTGAACCACGTCACTCCGCGAGCCGGGCGATCTGGGTCCAGTCCCACACGATCCGGTCGGCAGTCCAGTCGGGCAGGCGACGCGTAGAGAACGTGACGATCTGGCCCATGGAGTTGACCATGAGGCCGTTCGCGTCGACCGGCGTGTAGTGACGACGGTTCGAGTTGGTGACCAGGAACTCCTGGTTGTAGACCACCGGGGCGTCGTCAGCAGCCCGCAGCCGCTCGTCGGCCACCCACTGGTCCAGAGCGGGCTGCAGTCCCGGGACCGCCTGGCCCGGGCTGACCCAGGTCCGGTCACCCGTGACCGAGTCCTGGTAGACGAACAGCAGAGCCGGGCGGCCGCTGGCAGCGCCCGTGTGGACGATCGTCCCGTAGAAGTTCGGGAGCTGGTTCAGGTCGCCAGCCACCAGGTCGAACCGGCTGGCGGTTCCCTGGACGAGCGCCTGGGCGGTGGCCTGCAGAGCGGCGAGGGCGGCGAGCGGGGAAATCGGTGCGGTCATGGTCGGTGTCTCCTTCGGGGACGGGCCCGGGGCGGGATCGCCGCCCCGGGCGGTGGGTGGTTAGGAAAGCATGAACTCGAGGAAGGTCCCCAGGTCGTCCGCGTCGTCCGCGGTCCGCCCGTGCTTGACCTCAGTCCACGTGCTGTCGGTCATCGTCGCGTAGACCATGCCGTCCAGGAGGTTGAACGCCCAGTAGGTGTCGGACTCGGCGCTGTAGGCGCGGTAGCCGATCCCCAGGTCGGTCAGGCTGTCGCCCTCGTGGCCGAAGTGCTCGCTGAGGACCCGGTCCAGGTCGGTCTTGGTGATCATGGCTTGTGTCTCCTATCCCCGGGGGCCTCTCCCCCGTTGGTAGAACAAGTTTATCACGTGGGCGTCAGGTCACACAACCTGACGCCCACGTGAAGCAGGTCACAGACCGGTGGAGCCGAAGCCCCCCGCGCCCCGATCCGAGTCCGACAGCTCCCGCGCCGGAACCGGACGCAAGCCAGCCGTCAGGTTCGGTAGCACGATCAGCTGACTGACGCGCTCGCCCTCCTCGAGCACGACCTCCTCCGGGCCCGGATTGAACACGCCAGCAAAAAGCTCGCCGCGATAACCACAATCGATCACCCCCTGGATCGTCTGTAGACCCCGTCGCCTCATCGTCGACGACCGACCAGCCAGCAGCCCCCACGTGCCAGCCGGCAGCTCGACTGCCACGCCACACGGCACGTCCACGAACTGCCCCGGCGGGCAAGTCGTCAGAGCCGACACATACAAGTCCAGACCCGCGTCATCGCTGTGGCCCCGGGTCGGGAGCCTCGCCGCCCCCGAATCCATGCGGACCGGCAGATCCGCCATGGGGCGGTGAGGCACTAGCGCAGTCCTACGAGTCAGCGACGCGCGCACCGACTCCACCACCTGCAGCAGCGGCGCAGACTCCGCCGCGATCACCTCCACCTCAGTGGTCGCGTACTGGGTCGACCAGCCACCCACCACGCGGTTCCCCCGAGTCACCAGGAAAGTCACCGGCTTCGCCGCTACGATCGCCCGCTCAACCTCCGCCGGGACGCCCCAAGACCGGGGCTCCTCCACCGGCAGCAGGACCAGCAGCGCGTCCGCGCGGTCCAGCGCCGCCATGTTCACGTCACGCACGCACGAATCCGTGCCCACGCCACCCGGTGGAACCGTGAAAGCGCTCGCGGGCCGGTACAGCACGAAATCGTGCCTAAGCCAGTCCAGCACCTCCTCGAACTTCGCGGGGATCTGCGGCGCGTCCCTGTCGACCGCCTGAGCCACGTACACCAAAGTCATCGTTCTGTCTCCAAAGTCTCGAGGCGCCCCGCCCGGTCCCGATCACCAGGCGGGGCGCCAGTCTCTAATCAGTCCCGGTCCGGGCCACCCGGCCAGGTACCGGCCTCACGGGCGCGGCGGACCATGAGCGTGTAGACCCCCAGGTCCGTGAGCGTGTCGTCCGAGACGAACTCGCCACGCGTGACCGCCGCCGTCCACCGCTGCATCTTCCCCATCGCGTAGAACCAGCACGCCAGTTCCACCCGGCGGGCAGCCGACAGGTCCGACCGGCCCATCATGCGGGCCAGAGCCGCGCCCATCTCCTCCAGCTCCACCGAGCCGTACTCCACGGCCTTCGGCGCCACCATGGCCATGTCCGCCTGGGCGGTCGACAGCCACCAGTCACGCAGATCCGCCAGAGCCTCCACCGAGGTCCCCGGATCGGCCGGGCTGGCCGCCGTCGGGGCAGACCCCACCAGGTCCGTCAGCCACGGCTCGCAGCACGGAGCCACCGGCTCCTGCCCCAGGAACCGACCCGACTGGATCGAGACCGGGCCCAGGTCCTCCTCCTCCACCAGGAACTCCCAGACCGGCGGCTCCACGGGGGCGTCCCCCCGGACCCCGGGCCCGGCCGCCCGCCGATTACGGGCGCC